GGCTTCAATTGTGGTCGTCCTTCAGGTTACATTAAGGATTGGAAAGCATTGCCTGAAGCTACTCGTCGTTTAATATCTTCTGTAAAACGAGTACGCACCTTGTTTGGTATCGTATCTTCAGATGAAGCCATGAATGAAAAAGGAGAAACTTTAAATACTCCTATGGAAGCTCCTGTCATTTGGGAGATAGGCAATAAGGATGCCTTTAAGGTCATGGGAGAGGCTATTGGAAGGTACTTTTCAGCAAAGCGCCTTTTACCTGATCACGTAATGACTATCACCACAAAAGGAGCACCTATGGCTAACGGCAATATGTTATATAGCCCTATTCCTGTGGTTGATTTATCAACTAAGATTGAGATTAGTGAAACGGATCAAGAGACATTTGGTAATTTTGTATCATGGGTTGATGGTCAAAACAATTATGTTACAAACAAGTACAAGGAAAAAAATAGTGGAGGGTCTTTTTCTCAAGACGACAGCAGCCTTATAGAGGAGTTTGTTACTGTAGTAGAGGACGTTTAGATGGAACATCCTGTTGAACTACTCGTCCATAACTACTTTACAAAAGTTCTTGATGGTTCTGCAAGTATGGCTGCAGATACAAAAAAGAAAGTAATGAAACATGTAGAGCAATCATTAGATAAACAGTTTGGTGATAAAAACAACAGGAAGTTTCGTTTACGAGCAAGCAATATCGGGAGGGCTACTTGCCAACTTTGGTTTATGAAAAATAAACCTGAGAAGGCAGTGCCTCCCGGTACTAATTTTCTGTTAAGAATGTTGATAGGAGATATCACTGAAGCTGTGTTCAAGGGTGTGTTAACGGAAGCAGGAGTTAATTACGGAGAACCAGAAAAGGTTCAAGTAGAAGTAGCAGGAGAGATGGTTAGTGGAGAGTACGATCTTATTGTAGATGGTAAGGTTGATGACATAAAATCTGCTAGTCCTTGGAGTTATAGAAACAAATGGATAGGAGGAGAAAATATAGCAAAGTATGATAGCTTTGGTTACATAGGACAACTTGCTATCTATGCTAAAGGTAAGGAAGTAGAAGCAGGTGGGTGGTGGGTTATCAACCACGCATCAGGTGAATTTAAGTATGTAAAATACGCCAACAATGTAGATACGGTGCTTAAATCCTTAGAAAAAACTGTAAACACCCTAAAGGAAAATAAGTTTTCTCGTTGTTATGTGCCAGTGAAAGAAACTTATAGAAAAGTTCCTAGTGGGAGATATACGTTAGGTACTGAATGTAAGTTTTGTGATTTTAGATTTGCTTGTTGGGGAGATGCACTATCAGAACAAGAGTCTAAGGTAAGTAAAGCAAAAGAAAAGCCTATTGTGCAATACATAGATAGAGGAGTAGTATTATGAGTGATGAAGAAAGTAATTTGCTATTTAGCGAAATGTCAATTAAAGAGTTGACAGAAACTGTAGATGAAATGTCTAAACAATTAATGGAAGCAAAGGCTGCCTTGCGAAATATGAGATTGTCTGGAGTTCGATCAGCTATAGAAGCACGAAAACTAGCGGATGTTGATCTAGCTGATGAACTTAAAAAATTGGGTATTAGTAATGTACTACCTTCTGGTCCTTTTAGAACGCCTTACTTTAAGTGGTACTAGTCAACAAAACTTTTTCTCTTAACTATACAAGGATACATGTAAAATGATAAAAATAGATATTACAGATTCAATGAGAAAGTCATCTCATAAAAAAGCAAAAGAGATGGGGGTATTATATAAGAGCATTACTCATGGAAAGGGAAATGTCTTTGGCTTTTTAGGCGAAGAGATTGTTAGGAAGGTGTTAGGAGGAGAGGACCATAACACACGGGATTATGATCTATTAGTAAATAATAAAAAGATTGATGTTAAGACAAAGAAAACTTCTGTAACACCAAAATCAAACTATGAATGTAGTGTAGCAGATGTAACAAGAAAACAAGATTGTGATTACTTTGCATTTGTACGTGTGTTGAATGATCAATCTGTTGGATGGTTTCTTGGTTTAAAAGAACGAGATGAATATTATAATGAAGCTGTCTACCTTACAAAGGGGGAACACGATCCAAGCAACAATTACTTTGTGAAAGCAAATTGCTACAATCTTCCAATTTCATCTCTTGACCAAACTGTAGATGGGATTACGGACGATAGTAAATTAGTATGGGTGGCGTAAGGCACCTTGCATGGTTCAGAGATCAAAGTATAATAAAAAGGGATTTGTAAAAGCTAGGAAGAATGGGTTTCGTTCTGGTTTAGAAGAAAAAGTAGCAAAGCAAATACAAAAAGCCAATCATAAACTGCGCTATGAGGTAGTAAAGATTAAGTGGATTGACTTTGCTATTCGTTCTTATACACCGGACTTTGTTCTTGATAATGGTATTATAATAGAAGTAAAAGGCTTTTGGTCTGTAGAGGACAGAAAGAAACATGCAAAAGTTAAACAACAACATACAGACTTAGACATCAGAATGGTGTTTGAAAATAGCAAGCGTAAAATAAGAAAGGGTTCTAAAACTTCTTATGGTATGTGGTGTGATAAAAATGATATACTGTATTATGATAGAATAATACCCCTTTCTTGGATGCAAGAAGAATTACTTTTTATGCCACCAGCGGTTGTAGTTATTAACGAGAGTAAGTTACAAGGAGTACCATATGGGCATAACATTTAACCAAATAAAAGTAAACGATTTTGTAATTGTGTTAAAGCCTGTTATGAGAAAGTTAGACACAGGTAAAGAGACTATGTGGACGGGAGAGGTAGCGGTGAAGCTACTTACCGACTTAGCAAAACATACCCTTAATGATTATGAGTTTGAAAACATGTCTAGGATATCAAATTTAATGGCTGCATCTATACCGGCAATGCACGAAAATAACATTGTACGACATATTATAGATTATTATTTGGCTAATAACTCTCTTGAATTAGATCATATTGATATAGAAGAAGTAGAAGAAGAAGTAACCGATAATAACATTATAAAGCTAACCTTTAACAGTGAAACAGAAGGAAATGCATAATGCCAAATGATGCCTTTATTAAAAATATGGAAAAAGAATTAAAATCTACTGCTATCAATTTACCCACTGGTAAAAAAGATATGGTGAATAGCCCCTCACATTACAATAAGCACGGGATAGAATGTATACAAGCTATTCGAGCTACATTAACAGATGAAGAATTTCGTGGCTATTGTAAGGGAAATGTGTTAAAGTATACTTGGAGAGAAGCCTATAAAAACAAAGATGAGGATTTACAAAAAGCACGATGGTATTTAAACAGACTATTAAGTGAATTAGGTAGCGATCCATGAAAGCTAGAGCTAATATATTTTTAGAAATTGACCCTGAAGAATTTTTCATGCCCGTTGATGGTAATCCTACAGATGAACTTACTGACATGCTATATGAACTATTAGAAAATCTAGATGGAACTAGTATTTTAAACCTAAAAGTTAAGTGCACTGGAGTACCAAAATATGAAACACATGAATGATTATCAAAGGTTTATTGCTCTTTCAAGATATGCACGTTGGCTTGAAGAAGAAAATAGAAGAGAGACATGGGAAGAAACTGTATCAAGACTAATAGAATATTTTTCTTACCATGTAGCTACAAACTTAGAAGTTAAACTCGATGTTGATATATGGAAAAAACTAAAACAAAATATTATTTCTTTAAACATTATGCCCAGTATGCGTTCTATGATGACCGCTGGCCCTGCTTTGTCACGAGAAAACATAGCGGGGTATAACTGTTCTTATATACCCATAGACAACCCCAAAGCATTTGATGAGGTGTTGTACATATTAATGAATGGTACAGGTGTAGGTTTTTCTGTGGAGAGGCAGTACATAAATAGTTTGCCTACTGTGCCAGACAGGGAGTTTGAATACACTGAAGATGTAATTTGTGTAGCTGATTCAAAAGAGGGCTGGGCAAGAGCCTTTCGAGATTTAGTTTCTTATCTATACACATGTCGAGTTCCTAAGATAAATGTAAGTAAGGTACGTGCAGCAGGAGCAAGGTTAAAAACATTTGGTGGCAGAGCGTCAGGACCACAGCCACTAGTCGATCTTTTTGATTTTACAATTACAAAATTTAAGGAAGCACGAGGAAGAAAACTAAACTCATTGGAATGCCATGACCTTGTATGTAAGACAGGAGAGGTTGTGGTTGTAGGTGGAGTACGTCGATCCGCTCTTATATCTTTATCTAATCTATCAGACTATCGTATGAGAGAAGCTAAGACTGGGCAATGGTGGGAAACAAACCCTGAAAGAGCATTAGCTAACAACTCTGCTGTGTATACTGATATACCAGATACAGGTACATTTATGAATGAATGGTTATCCTTATACCAAAGTAAGTCGGGTGAACGTGGTGTATTTAGTAGGCAATCTGCTCAGAAAAAGGCAGCACAAAACAAAAGGAGAGAATCTGATATAGCCTTTGGTACTAACCCTTGTTCCGAGATTATACTGCGCCCTAACCAATTCTGTAATCTTACAGAAGTTGTATGTAGAAGCAACGACACAAAAACAACACTTAAAAACAAAATAGAGATGGCTACTATTTTAGGAACCATACAGGCTACCTTTACAAACTTTGGGTATCTACGTAAGCGTTGGCAGAACAACACAGAGGAGGAACGACTGCTAGGTGTATCCTTGACAGGTGTAATGGATTGCCCACTACTCAACGGAACTACAAGTAATTTACCTGCTACACTAGAGTATCTACGTTCTGTAGCTGTGGAAACAAATAAACAGTGGGCTTCTAAGTTAAATATACCACAATCTACAGCTATTACATGTGTTAAACCTTCTGGTACGGTTAGCCAGCTTGTTAATAGTGCTAGTGGCGTACATGCACGGCACAATGAACACTACATTAGAACAGTTAGAGGAGACAATAAAGACCCACTGACACAGTTGATGATAAGTGTAGGTGTGCCATATGAAATAGATCATCTACAACCTGATACAACTACGGTATTCTCATTTCCAATGAAGTCTCCTGACAAAGCTATCTGTAGAAATGATTTGTCAGCTATACAACAACTTGAGTTATGGAAAACTTATGCAGAACATTGGTGTGAGCACAAACCTTCAGTGACTATTTCTGTTAAAGAAAAGGAATGGGTAAACGTAGGTGCTTGGTGTTGGAATAACTTTAGTTATCTTTCTGGTGTGTCATTCTTGCCACACACAGATCACACATATAAACAAGCTCCTTACCAAGACATAGACGAGGCAGACTATACTTCACTATTAGCTAAGATGCCAAAGAATATTGATTGGACTAAACTTTCGGCTATAGAAAAAGAAGACACGACAACAGGAACACAAGAACTAGCTTGTACTGCTGGAGTGTGTGAATTAGTAGATATTACAGCTTAATTAAGGACAATTTTATGTATAAAGAACGACATCCTCCTCTTTATGTTCAACATGACAAGGGTTATCGTGCGTTTAAGCGAGGCCGTATCATTAATCCCTATGAGAAAGAAAGTTCTTTTTATAAGGAGTGGGAGAGGGGTTTTAATAAGGCATATTTTGAAAACTTAGGAAAATTAAATGTCAGAACAACTTGAAAAAAACTTAAAACAAGAAGTTGATAACTGGAAACAAAAAAAGGAAGGCCATAAAGAACCTTCCTTGTTGAATGTATTAACTAATCATGTTAGAGATACCGATAACCCACAAACATATTGGAATCATGGTAAAGGTGCATTTATGAATAGTTTAAAATTACTTGTGTGTTGTGCAGCAGGAGTGGTACACTCAATTTTTCCTTGGTGGTTTGAGTTTACAACTTCAACCGCTGTCATCAAAGCATTTAAGATTATTGTAGATAGTAAGCGACACAGAAGAGAGATACAGGGTATTATACCTGACTACTTAAACAAAGATAGGTTTTAATTACCGTTTGTTTTGCCTGCATCCTTTATTTGTTCTTTAAGCTCCTCCACAAGTTCGTGGCGGGGCTTTTTTCTTTTTATTCGTTCAAGTCCATAATAAGCTCTAACAGTTTCATCATGCTCAATAAAATTTATTTCTAATACTCTAACCCTATCGATTAGACGTATGACAACTATGTTTAACTCTTTCATTTGTTTAGAGAGTTGTTCTCTTGTGTCTCTTATTTCTTCATCTAGCTCTTTACGCAACTCATCTGCATTCTTTATTGTGGCGTCATGTTGATCAGCTAGTTCTACCTTTAAGTTATTTGTTATCCATTTGATTAGCCACCATAGAGCATACCCTGCAGCAGCGGCAGCTACTACAGGGATGCCTACGGTTTCAAATAGTTTTATAAGAGAGGCTACGGTCATTGTGATCGTGATCTTTTTCTAAAGCGTTTAGCTTCTGCTATTAACCCTCTAATCTCATTTACATCATTTAAGTCTGGAGATCGTCCGAAACTACTTTTAAATGAGGATATAGCCATACTTCTCTCTGCATCAGGCATAGCTCTAAATTTAGTTTGTAGCAATCTTGCCATTTGTTTTTCTATACGCGCTTGTTTTTTAGGGTCTTGTGTATCATAAAATTGTTCTTCTAATTTTTGTGAAGCTATATCATACACAGTATCTCTTTTACTTGTTACAAAATTTCGTAAAGCATATTTTCGTTGTTCTGGAGGAAGCTCTTTATAAACATCCTCAGAAATGAAGGGGATAATATCACGTTGTACTATTTCTTGATAATGCTTTTTTACTATCCTTGTTAAAGAATCGTCATCTGGAACATTAGGAAATAGTTTCCATGCTTGTAGTCCTAATCTGTCTAATTCTTTTTGGAAAATATTTTTGTATTTAGGTGAACCAATTCCTATTAATTGTCTTTCTAGACCCTTTTTTCGTTTAGCACTAGGTTCTGATGGCAAAGCAGTTGGTATAATTATATCTCCCGCTGTACTTTCTTCCAAACCAAGTATTTCTGCAGAAGATATTATTCTAAAGTATTTTCCATCACTCGTTATTGGCAATGCTCTTAATGTAGTTTTTATAAACGCATCCATAGGACTAACATTATCGGTAGCTTTTATTCCTTCATATTCCTTTGGATCAAATGTAGCCATAACATCTCTAACAGCACCCATACTAACAAGAAATGTACTTGCAACATTACCTGCCATTTCCATTAGTGCTGTATTTAATTGCCTTGATGCAATTTCTCTTTGTTGTGCATCTTCAATAGAATCAACAGTAACGCCTTTACTAATAATAATATTATCAGCTATAGTATCTTGTATGTCGCCTAAAAGCTGATTACCAATTCCTGTTTTAAATTGAGGACCGAATGCAGCTTTTAAAAATTCTGTAAATGTTTGGTATTCTAACATTTTTGAATAAATTGGGTCTTTAGCAGTGTCCTGCCAATTGTTTTTAAGCTCATCTCCAATTAACATAGGAGCACCTGCAATTTTCATATCCCTCATGCTAGACCTAGTAATTAAATCCGCCATCCACATGTAAGCGGCAAATGGACCATAAAAAGCTTGAGCGTTTTCATACTCTCCTGTATCTTTATTATAAAGTTCCCACCATCTAGCGTCTGGCCCTTGTTGTGCGCGAAGTTGGATAGCACCATACAACATTCCTAATCCAGTTATTTGTTGGGCCACTCTTTTTGGTACAGCTTTTCTTGCTCTTTCTTTTCTTGCTAAAGCTTTTTTTAATGCGGCTCCTTCTAACTCTGGACCTATTGCTTTTGTTGCTCGTCCTAGAAGCTTAGGAAAATCCATTAATCCTACAAGTGGAGCATGTTTATACATAAATTCTAAAGAATTAGCTGTGAATCTTGGGAAGGGTATAATTAGAGACATTCCCGGTTTATTGAAAGTTTTAATAAAGCCATCACCAATAGCTTCCCATACACTATCTCCAGTTCTTTTATTATATCCTTTTTGATAGGTAAAACTTAAAGCTTCAGTCATTGCTTCCGATATAAACTTAGGGTCTATTTCATTAAATGTCCCTTCTTCCATGTGCTTTAATAGTTGCTTTCTTCCTACAAGACTTTGTAATTCTGACATAAACACAGCACGTTTAAAAGTATTGTCGGCTAGGGTGTTTAAGCCATTTAACCACCTTGATACTTTAACAAAAGATTTTCCTGTACCCATAGCTGCTTCTATATCAGCAGCTTTTCTAAATAACTCTCTAAAATTTACGGGCATTTCCTCTGAAAACATAGCTTTTAATATAGACGCTTCAGAGGGATCAAGCATAGTTTTTAAAAGTCTCGGACCTGCAAACATTCTATGCTTACCAGCAATACGACTTTCTTTTGTACCAAGTTGCATAACTGCTCCTTGAAAGAAATTATCAAGAGCAAATATTGCCATTCTTGCTGTACCGTTTGCTGTATTACGAATTGTGGTAGCAGGTTGAATTGTCATTAAACCTAGTCTAGCTTTATCTATATTTTTAAGTATCGTATAATAATTAGCTGGGGATAACCCTGTAGGTAGACTGAAAGCCCTAGTCATTTGTAAAACTTCTTCAGGAACAGGGGTTATATCACCTGCAAGCCTTCCTTCACTAACCAATTTTTGAGATTGTTCTTGCATTACTTTTAAATTATTATGTAATGTCTCAGCGGCAGATTTACTAAACAACTTTGACATTTGACTTTGCGTGGCTAGAATCCTAGCCGCTTCCGATACTTCTGCTAGATATAAATGAGAAAATTCTTGTGGTGTGAGGCCATAACTTCGTATAATACCTTCAAGTTCTTCAGGAAGAAGTTTTCCAGCCGCTTGTTCTCCCGTTAAAACATCGTGAAGAATTTGTGTAATTCTTAATTCTTTTACATCTTCAGGTAACGGCCTACCAGTTTTTTTAATAATTTCTAAAGCGGCCATAGAAATGTTTCTCATTACTTCAGGACGTAATCCTGCTGTAAATGGTTCTGGTATTACTTCATCCCCCGCTCGTACAACACCCTCTGTACCTGCTCGTGGTTTACCTTCTCCTAATCTTGTAATCCAAGGAAGAACTTGAGACTTTGCCTTTTTTCCTTTTAGTACCCCTTCAGGGTCTAACGCTCTAAGTGATATTTTCTCTATGGTAGCATCTACGAATTTTAAACTTTCTTCTCTTTCTTTTGGAGATAAAGAAGATAAATATAATTTTCCTGTTTCTGTTCCTTTGTCTATTCTAGCTTGTTTAGCACTTGCTCCTTTCTCAAAAATTCTAGCTGCTCTGGCTGCTCGTGGTCTAGCAACTGCACCTACCGCACCACCAAGTACCGCTCCACCAACAGCACCCATGCCACCACCTAAAGCAGCACTCTCTATCCAATCTTCTTGTTGGTATTGTTCAAGCCCTGTCTCTTTTTTTGCTTCCGCCGTTGTTCCTTCTATTATTGCTCCACTAGTAGCCTCCATACCAGCAGCCTTAGCTGCTCCCCCTAATGCTCCTTTACGTACAGAGGTTCTTATTGATTCACTGGCGAGTCTTCTAATAGCTACACCAAGTGTAGCCGTAGCTGCTGACATACCAGTTTTTGCTAATAAACTAGCTCCTGCTGTGGGAATAGCCGCTATTGTCGCTGGAGATGTAATTACTCCCGTAGTATAGTCTCCTATTTTTTTCCAAAAACTAGTAAGCCCGTCTACTTTATCATACGCAAGAAACATTCTTCCCATTCTTGCTTTATCTTCATCGTCTACAAGACTTCTAATATGAGTTAAATTTTTTATAGCAGTTACTTCATTAACTTGACCTTGACGCATTAATTCGGCAAATTCATCTATTCTTTCATCTATATCAGGTATACTTCTTCCTGTTCTTTCAAGCATATACAAATAAGAATCCTCATCAAATTGAGGGTCTTGTCTAAGCACATCTCTTGTTAGATCATTTCTTTCATAGTATGGTTCAGCCATAGTTTTTGTAATGCTCCGTAAGCATTGTTATTCGTTAAGAAAAAGTTCATTAAATGATTGTACATGGCTTGTAAACCTGTGCGAATTAGAATATGTTGGAGCTTTATTAGCCTTCCTTAAAGCAATGTCTTGTTGAATTAATTTGCTTGTAAATAATCCTGCTTCTTTGATTATTGCTATGACCGTTTGTTCAGACATTGTTCCGTTCTGATAACTAGCTATAGCGTTATCAACATCACGTTCAAGGGCGATTAACGCACTTGCATTTTTTTGTTGTTCTGGTGTTCCCTTTACAGCATCATCAAGATCATTAATTTTAATTAAGTGTTCTTGTACAAAATCACCTACAAGATTATTATAACCGGTAACTACTGCACCTAATCTTTCTCCCATTGCTTTTTTTTGTCTGCTTTCTCCTGCTTCTGACCTACGTGAACCAAGTATTTTAATAATTATATCATCCCTTGTAATGTCTGTATTTCCATCTTTAATTGACAAAAGAATAGGGTCTAATATTTGTCCAGTACTTATTTCAAGGTTATAAGGAGGTGCATTTAATTGTTTCTGTACATCCCGCAGAAGTGGGAATAGTGTCTTTGCTATTTGCTTTTGATCCCCTGCTCCAACTATTTTTTGCCATTCGTCGTTACCAAGATTACCTAAAATAACATTGAGTCCCTCCCTTAAAACACTAGCCGCCTGTGTTTCTAAAATAGGATCAGCACCTGCCTGATCTTGCTTTTTCTTTATCTCGGCAAGCCTCTTCTCTTCTGCGAGATGCGCTGCTTTTTGTTCTGCAGTTTCTACTTCTACATCATTAAGTGTATCTCCTGCTGCTCCTACTTCTGTTGTTCTTGTTTGTTTTTTTGCTACATCAAAGAAACTTTCCCTACGTCCCACAGGAACATTTGATTGATTTAACCAATGAGTAATAATTTGTTGCCCTGTAACAGCTTGGATATTTATACCTCGATCCTCTGCACTAATTATAGCTTTTTTCATTGCAGCAATCATAGCAGGTGGCGTATCGCTAAGTTTATTTTTTCCAAGCTGGTCTGAAAATTGCTGTGGGCTTTGTTCGCCATCTTTTAATGATTTTATAAAATTCTCTTTATCAAGTAATGATGGATCATTAATAAGGTAATTTAAATGGCGTATAGCTCCAAGATCATTCATAGCACCATTTGCTAAAATTTTACTATCTAATGGGTTAAGACCACCCAACATTTGAGATTCATACCATATAGTTAACATATCATCTGTTAGGTTTCTATGAACTTGTGCTAACTCACTTCCCGGTTGTGTATTTTTCCATCCATATATTGATTCTTCAATGTTCGTGCCTACAAACTTTTCAGCATTTGATGCAAACCTTTTTTCTTGTGATAGAATATGACTATTGGTTATTGATGGATTATTCCTAGTTAAAAGTTCAAGTGTTTGTGCTCTTTTTAAGGCCATATTATTAAATGTTATAATATCTTCCAATTTCATACTATCAGGGTATGCTTTATTTCTATGGTCAATTAACCAAGATGTATCAGAATCTGGATTTTCACGTTTCCATTGTTTAACTGTCTTATTAGCAAATTCATCCGCATTTGTAGCTGCGTTAAGTTCTAATATTGATTGCTGGTGTTTATTTATAGCAGTTGAAAGTTCCATTTCTTGTTTTTCTAATGCAATCTCATCACCTCTTCTAAGTGGCCTTCTAAATCCTTCTGGTGGGATTATTTCATCATACGTTTCTGTACCCTGCAATAAAGCCTTAACTTGACCTGAAGATAAGCCTAAAACACGGCCTGCAGTATTTAATGCTTCTTCACGTTCTCCTCCCGGCAAACCAAATTGTTTGCTAAATGCATTTCTTAATTGGGCAGAAATTGAACTTTGTTGATCACGATCAATAGCATCAGCAGGTATTTTTCCAACTATTCCTTCTGCCGTAGTCTTATACCAATCTTCATTAAGTGCTCGTCTTGTTTGTATTCCTTCTTCAAAAGAGGGGGTTTCCTTAGAGGGAGTTTCCATACCAAATACTTTATAAGGATCAAATTCCTGTTGTGTGGGTAAAGCTTTAAATTCTCTAAGCTGCGCTTCAGTGATGGTGCCACCAACAGGAGGGCCTTCTCCAACAATAGCCATCCTTCGTCGCAGTTCTATTTCTGCTTCTGCAGCACTTTTCTTCTTGCCTAATTGGTCCCTTAATTCGGCATCTTTAAGATCATTTTGTATACCTATAAACTCTTCTTGTGGTCTTGAAGCTAAAAATTTAGAAGTTTTTTCATCAAACCCATTGTCTCGCGCCCATTTAAGTGCCTCTCGTACACGTTTTAATTCTAATTTACGTGTATCATACAGCTTACCACCTTCAGTAATTGCTCGTGATGCAGCTATATTAATTATATTTTGCCTATCTGCTGCCGATTTTTTAAGTCCAGCAGTAGTTTCTTTTGCAAATCCCGCTGCTATATCTGCTACAATAAGTGGCATAGTTAGACCTCCATTTCTTGTGCTGCTGTTTGGGACATTATCCCAGTATTAGTCTTTTTAGCGGCACTTATAACATCTTCTAATTCAGTTTCTTCAAATCTTTCTTCAATTTCTTCTGCTTCAGGTTCTGCTGCAGCACGTTCAACCAAAAGCTGATCTACACTACCGTCTTCAGTTTTAGTAAGTCCTGTTTTATACTCAACCCCAACTTCATCAGCTACAGCAGTTATTAATTTAAACATTGCCGGAGAAATAAGTACAGCTACATCAATGGTATGTAACCCTTGCATGACCCCAGCAATAAGCATAGAATCTACCAATGGTGCTACAGGATAACCCAACTCTAAAATTTCTAACATATGAGCTGTTCTATCAGGCAAACTTATTTGTTTTACATAATACTCCAAAGCATCTTCTGGATCAGAATATTTAGCTGGGCGTTCCCAAGGTCTAGAACCAAGTTCTGCAGTCAAAGATTGACCGGGAATAGGAGCAGTCATTTCTGTTATTTCAATATTAGGCATTTTATCCAACATCCTTTTCTGGTGATATGGGTTTTAATTGAGCTTGGCGATAGGTTCTCATAGCAGTATCGATTGAGTCTCTATAATTATCTTTTCTTGATTTATATTTAGGTGCCTTAGTTGGTTTTTCCATTATTCCCTCAAAAAATTCTTTACCTGTTTCTTGTTCTCTAAAACTTACTCTACCTGCTAATGTTCGTTTTTTAGCTTTAGTAAGAAAAGCCATAGCATTAAGTATTTGTTCTTCAGTAGCACCAGCTATATTAAGTGCATAGGCAAGGTGCGCTTTTTCAAAATCATAAGTACCTTGTTCTGTTTTTAATGTTGCAAATAAAGTGGCTATGTCAGTTTTTGTACCGTCTGTTTTTATAAAATCTTTTATTGCCTTAGCAGAGCCACCTTGTAGTTCACTAACTTGCTCAAAATACCCTTTATTTGCAGCTTCCTCTTGAGATACTGCTTGATCAGTAAATCCTAAACTTGACATTATTTTCTCCTATATAGTATTTTAATTATCCCCCACGTGCGTTTAAGCGAGGCCGTATCATTAATCCCTATGAGAATGCCCATTCCGCAAGAGCACTGGCACCAACTTGAATAAATGGTTGTGCTACTTGTGCAATAAAGCCACCTACTTGTGATGACCGTTCTCTATCAGCTTGAAATTCTGCTAATTCTCTTGTATTAGCAGCATTAACTTGTGCTAATTGTATAGAAGCAATACGATCTAATTCACTTTCTCCAGATGTCCAAGCAAACTCAAGCATATCTCTATATTCTTGCCAGAGATTATCGTATGCTTCATTACTAAGCTCAAGCAAATTCTGTGCGTTAAACTGATTCTGAAAATTTGTAGCTGCTGTATCTGCAGTTGCAATCTCTCTACGCCACACCGCATTACTCTGTCCAATAGCTAATTGATTACGAGCATTAAATTGATCCCGTTGATTGGAAAGCTCTGAGTTAAACCTTTGTAAAGCATTTACTTCACCAGTGTTAAACTGATTCATTGCATTAGCTTGTGCAGTATTTTGTTGCCCTATACCGGCAATAAGGTTTGCAAAAAATTGATCTGTTTGTTGCTGACTTGTAGCATTAAATTGCCTAGCTGCATTTTCTGCTGCTGCATCTGTCAACAAACTTTGTACTTGCTGCTGTCCATTCACTACTGCAGCCTGTTGATTATTATTTAAATTTCCTACATCCAGTTGTAAGAAACTTTGTGCATTTTGTACAGCAGCTTGTTGTCTATTGTTCAAATTAGAAATATCTAAACTAGCCAATGCCCCTGCATTTGCCATTACAAGAGCTTGTTGATTACTTAAATTTGTTAAATCTACTGTCTGTGTTAGCTTTGAATTTTCCAAAGCAATCTGTTGCTCTGCAGTAAAGTTTCTATTTGCAATATCTGATACAGTAGCTGCATTTCTTACACGAGTTTGAAAGGCTTGGTCAAATTCTTGATTTAAAAACTGCGCTCTATATTGACCTGTCAACATTGCTGTCTGTTGTCTGTTTGTTAAATTCTGTGCTTCAAAAGAAGCTATTGTCCTAGCATCTGCTTGTGCTATAGGAAGGGCAGCTTCAAGAGAAGCCTGAACAATTGCTTGTGCTGTCATGCTACTTGCACCCAAGCCTCTTGCTTCAAGTTTCTGTGTAGCTGCACGTACTGCACCAGCAGCCCAAAACGGTACTTCTCCTTGTACAAATTGTTCAGACAGTATTGCAAGCTGTCCTTGTACAGTAGCTGCTGTACTTGGATTAGCTTGAGAAGCTACTAAAGCAGGTTCTACAAAAGCGGCTGCTTCAACAGCCTGTTGTGCAGGACCAGAAATTTGTTCTGTAGCTTGTAGTGCTCTGTCAGCAGGAGCTTGAATTTGCGCAGCCTGTGCTTGTTGAGCAGCCTGTAAATTAGCTACTTGTGTTTGAGCCTGTTGAGCAGCTTCTACGGTTTGTGTAGGAGCACCTATTTGTGCTGCCTGTATAGCAGCTTGTTGTACAGCAGGTGAAGCTGCTGCTGCCGCTACTTCAGCAGCTTCTGTAGGTGTAGGTACTGCAGTTTGTCCTATAGGAACTTGAGCAGCTTGATCAATGGTTAAATCTGCAGTTACCTGTCCTGTAGTTGCACCAATATTTTGTGCTTGTTCAAAGGGAGTTAAAGCAGCTTGAAATTGTGTACCATAAGGAAGGGCAGGAGTTGAAACCCTTTGTCCACTAATTTCACGAAGTGAAGGGTTATTTAATGTTTGTGCACCGTACCCCCCAGTTGTAGAAGGAATGGTAGGGTTAGCACTCTTATTAAATGCTTTAGTAGCTTCAACCATTGACGCATCACCTACGATTAAAGGTAGTGGAACTAAATTCTGTGGTTGGGGTGCAGCAGGAGAGGCGACGGCAGGGGGTTGGGCTGCTTGCTGTTGCTGAAATGTATCAAAAGCAGCCTGTGCATCAGCTTGATTCGTATACAGTAGATTATTAAATAGCCAACGAGGTCCACCCGCTGTGAGTTCATACGTAATGGCGGCGTCCTCCTTGGCATCACCTACGACTAAAGGTAGTGGCTCTACATTTTGTGGTGGTGCAGGGGCAGGAGCGGGGGGTCGGTAATTAGGGGAAAGATGGTACATCGGATGTCCCGGCTGGTTATATGCCCCACTTGTCATCCAATTAGGACCACCACCCCCTCCTGCCCCTGCACCACCCTCGCCTCCAAAACTTGGGATACCAAATTTGGTAATTTGTCCTGAAGGATCATTCGGAGGTACACCTCCACCTTTTTCTCTAAGCAGTAGAGCTTCCTCATCCGAAATATAAGCTAAACTCTCACCTTCATAAGTTCTAGGGACTGTAGTTACCCCATCAACTTTTTTTTGCCCCTCTTGTCCCTGTTGATACATGTCCGAGTTCTGCTGGGCAAAATACTGTCGTGCTACATCTTGATTTTGTTCTAGGTATTTAGGAAAATCTGCCATTTCCCCCTGAAAACCATACTGTTTTGCTTTTTGCTTTAGCATGTCTTGACTATACCCTACCATATTAGTTATTCCTTTATTCTACGTCCTGTTTATCATTAGCTTCATCAGAACTTTGAATTTCCTTTACTTTTTTTTCAAGTTCTTTAGTTACAGCCATATAACTAGCAAGCTTATTAAGTGCTTCGTTTCTTTGTTCTATTAATACAGCAATATAAGTTTGTGTATTTATTTCTTGTTCAGACATAATGTGTTTTCCTTAGTATGTGTTCTCCAAGTGCTTTTTATTCTCTAGCTTCTTCTTCCTCTTCTTGTTCTGGCTCATCCCCTAAGATTTTTACGCCATAACCAGCGTCCCTTAGAAAAATACGAATTTCCGATATTGGCCTAGACCAAGCCATGTGTGTAATTACATTTCCCCAACCATAAGCAGATACCATACTAGGAACACCAATTAATTCATATTCCCTACGAGGACTATATACATATAAAGCACCTCCTGAGTTTCCGAAAATTATAGGTGCACTTGCTAAATACAGGTCATTACCATGTGTATCTTTTCCATAAC